GAACATACCAGCCCTTGGATCTCCTTCATCAGCAGCTTTTTGTGTTGGTGATTTAGCAACAGAAGATGGGGCTTTTTCTCTCCCAATTTCTGCAATACTTTTACCTGTATCAGCAGCTTTATCTGCAATAGCTTTAGCTTGTTTTTGTATTTTTTCTGCAAAAGACTCTCTGTCTTTATCTATACGTTCTTTTAAAGCTACAGTTTCCGATCTAGTATCTTTATCGCTTGTTTTAAATGTTCTACTAGAATCTATTTTATCTTCTACTGGTGTTACAGGTGTTATTGTTTTATCACCAAATTTATTTTGTAGTTTAGTAACTAAAGATTTATTCTTACGTAAATCCTCCATAAAATTATCTAATTCAGTATCCCTTAAACCCCTGTCTACTTCAATACCAGCAGCTACAAGTGCATCAATAACTTTCATATCTCCATCAGAGCCAAAGATAGCATCTATTGCTTTATCGGCTAAACCTAATCCAGATGATGCTTTTAATTCTGCATTAATCGCTGCCTGTAATGCTTTTGCTCCAGCATCATCTCCCATAGCTGTTCTAATAACTACTTCAGCCCTTGCACTAGCTAAGTTAGAAACTTGAACTCCATATCTACCTGCAACAGCACCAGGAATACCACCTATAGCTGCACCTGCTAATCCTACAAGACCTGCTCCAAAGTCTGCTGGTTTACCAAAATAACCCTCTGCTGAAGCCTTACCCCCCTCTTTACCAGAAGTAAAATCAGTAGTTTCATACCAAGACTTAGCAGTAGGTGGGGGAGGTCCACCACCACCATCATCATCCCTATCTCTTGCAGGTTGAGTTGTAGGTGTTGGTGCTGTTAATGAATATCCTTGACTTAGTAATTGATCATATTCAGCCTGTTGTTTGGGTAACATTAAAACCACAGTCTCACCATTAGGACCATATAGTGTTACAGGAGTTTGTGGAACCTCCACTGGTGCTGATTGTGTAGGTCTTTCAAAACTAAATCCTGTTCCAATACTTGATATAAATGGTGATGCAGAGTAACCTTGAGTTGGGGCTGGTGGTGTATTTACAACTGGTCCTCCGACATTCATCTGTTGTGGTTGCTTATACATAGTTCTTTGTTGCTCATAAGGATTAGCCATCATTGGTTGCACCATACCACCTTCAACCATCTTTTGTATTTCTTGTAGCTCATCCCCTGTTAAAGTACTATCCATAGCCATCTGTGGGGGTGTTTGTGTATAAGGACTAGCTTGTATAGTTTCTACAGGTTTTTGCATTTGTGGGGCATTTTTAAAGATTGGTTCTCCACCAATACGTCCATCTGCCTCCATTTGGTTAAGACCACCCTTGGCCTTATCACGTAAATCTTCAAAATGTTTTACTCCATAATACTGTACCACATCAGCAGGAACTACATACTCTCCCTCAGACAACTGTGCAGGAATATCATCTCGTACTTCTTTAGCCATAGAGCCAGGTGGTATTTCATTACCTGATACAGGGTCTACCTTCATACCATCGTCCTTCAAACCACCCTGTTGCATGAAAGCCATTTCCATTTGACGGTTAGGAGACATACCCCCCTTATTCATTTTTGTTTCATCTATACCAAAGCTAGATGTAGTTTTATAATCTTCTCCACCTGTATACATAATATCTCCTACTAAACCACCCTGATTAAATTTTCTTCCTAATATAGATTCTATTTCATCTCTATACGGTAAATCTTTTACGCCTAATTTATCCTGTAATTCTTTGGCTTCCTCTCGTGATAAAGTTCTATTAACTCGCATATTACCACCAACAATCCACGCATCTCCATCAGCTTGCCCATCTACGTATGAATAACTACCACCTATAGGAACTTTATCATTTATATCTGTTCTACCTTTTTGAGCCATATAATTTAACAATTCATCACTTGTATCGTCTGCCATATCAACTTCAGCCCATACATGATCTTCTGCCCTACGTTTTACGTAATACTGATTTCCTCTAGTTCTAATCGCTTTAGGATTTACACCTGCCTTTATAATTTTTTTAGCTTCAACTTTAGTTATCTTTAAATCTTGTGGGCCTAAATGTTCAGCAACAGGGTTTACACTTGAATGCCATCCAGGTCTGGCGGCAACAGCCGTTACTTTTCCATAAGGAGCATCTTTTGTACGTCCTGTTCTTTTCGTTATAAAACCTGTTTCTATGAGTTTTTTTCGTGTTTCTTCGTCTGGGATAATAATTGTATCCCCTGTTTTTTTAGCTTCTTCTCCTTTTACCATACGGGCAAATTCTTTTTGATTACTACCTAAAGAATTATATTCTTTCTTTGTTATTTCTAAACCATCTGCATCATAATATCTAGTAGGTTCTCTTTTTGCACCCTTAGTTGGAACATAAAAACCCTCTGTACCCCCTACTGTTTTTCCTTTAAAAGCTGTATCAGGAAAATCAGCTTCTAAGAATCTTCCTTGTGGTACTTCATCCGCTGCATTAACAAATAAAGGGTATAGTTTATCATCTTTTTTTACAAATAATTTATATGCTTTACGAGTTTTTTTAAATGGTGTGTCTATAATTTTCCTAAGTCCTGCCTTTGCTGTTGTACCTAATCCAGGAATTAAACCAACTAGTTCTGCACCGCCAAGTAAAGCTATCTTACGATAGTCAGGGTCTTCTCTTTGTAACTCCTCTCGTATTTCCTCTGCAGTCATAGCAGTACCAACACCAGGTAACATACTAGCCACAGTTTCTACTATTTGTTTACCAGCTTCTCTAGATCTTTCTTCATAGTCTTCACTAACAGTTCTTCTACGTCTACCTTCTGCATCTAATTTAAATGCTTGTTTTGTCTGTTCAACCATTTACTTTATCCCTGAGCCTCATCAAAGATCTTAATACACGTATCTCACCTTGCAGTCTATAAATCTCATCTATTTCTCTGGACTGCTCTAGAGACACATGAGTTAATGCAATTCGTTCTGCTACCTCTTCTAAGAAAAGATTATATAACTTAGCATTATTTACAAAAGGTTTAAGATTATTATCCACAACTAACTTCATCACTTTAACTGTTGTTCGCCACCAGTATTGCCTGAGAAGCCTTGTTCTCCTGGCTGAGGTGCTGTTCCTGTTCCTATAGTACCTCCCCCTGCACCAGAGGTATCCTGTACCTGTGCACCAGCAGGTGCTCCCTGTGGAGGTTGTACCCCTTGTTGGGGTGGCGGTGGGTCTGGATTTGCTTCCTTAAACTGTTTAAGTATCTCTGCCTGTATTGCAGCCTCAGTCATATTATTACCCACCTTGTCAGGATCAAGATCCATAGACTTAGCAATCTCACGTACAACATAGTCCATCCTAAAAAATGGTGCTAGTGTTGGGTTTTGTCCTATCTGCAAGAACTGCATTAATCGTTGACTACGTACTTCATTAGCCATTAGACTTTCTGTACCACGAGCCTTAATCTCTAGATCACCCTTAATGTCTGAATCAAAATCAAACTGCATATTAAAATTAAAGAATGCCTTACCAAGTGGTGCAAGAAGGTAATCATCTATATTTTTTACAACATTCCTAATAGAGCCGTTGGCAGCAGACATAAGCATAGAAATACCAGAGGCTGTACGGCCAACGCCAGACACCCCTGTCTGACCATGTGCGAAAGATGGAAATCCAGTTGATTCATCTGCTAATACCCTTGCCTTATCAAACATCATCATGTTTTCAGAACTAACATTTGGAAATTTTGTGCCAAAAATTGCTTGACCTGGAGCGCCACCCTGTCTCCTAAACACTTTGCCTGGATACACAGACAAGTCCTGCCCAGGCACTAAATTAGTCTCATCAACTTCCATTAATAAGTTACCTGATAGTGCAGCATTGTCTACTGCCATACGCATAAAACCATTCATTAATGTTTGTGTGTCATCCATATTTTCTGCAATACCTACACCAAATAAACTGTAGGGGTTCATCTCATACGGGGCAGCAAAGTATGGAATGTAAGATGGAGTAAAAGGGTTCATAACTAAACGTAGAACTTGACCATTACAAACCCAAACATTTACACTTAGTTGATCTACATCCTGTAATTCTTTTGGTATGTCTATCTTTTGATCTTCTAGTATTTCTGTGTCAACAAAACCCCAGAACTCTAGAACCTCAAATCTTTCTGACCTAGCCTCATTAGCATCATCTTCCATGGCTTGTTCCCACCACTCTTTGGTGTAGGACTCTCCCATGCTTAATGCAACATCTATTGCATTGTCTCTAAAGTAAGGTCTGTTCTTTAAAGCCCGTAATTGTGAACGAGACATTTTGTGTCTCTCTACAACATACTCTGCTTCTTCCATTGTTGTTGCATCTGGGTCAGGGTAAAAGTTCCAAATACTAACACTACTTGTCTGTGGTATTGTTTTAAATACAGGGGAGTAATTACCCTCTTCATCCCAGTTAGGGTACTCTTTGTCTATAGCAAACGGCCCCTTCATGATCCCTGTGCCAAACAGTGCAGTCTCAAATGCAGCAGCCCTCATGTGTTTCTTAGCATGAGACTCCTCTAACTGATCATGTATTTTTTTCTCCATCTTTTTTGCTGCAACTTCTGCAGGATAGTATTGTGGAGATGTTGGTGTTTTACCATAACCAGGTTCTAATTTATCTATAACAGGCTCTAAATTATTTTTTAAACCTGCGAGTCTTTCTCTAAACTCTGGGTAAGTTTCACCAGGAAGTAACTCTGGCATAGCCTCTTTAGCTTTTATTTGTTCTGGGTTTGTTTCAAAACTAACAACTTCTTCTACATTCTCAGGTAGTTTAGTTGGGTCAATAGTAATGGGAAACTTATTACCACCAAATAAAACATCTGCTATTTGACCATAGGCAGCAAGAACTTTTGTTTTAGTTATCTTAACGAATACTTGTGATTTCTCTGTAGAAGTAAATTGTACGTCTGGACCATAAAGACCACGATAGTTTCTGTATGCTTGTAACCAACGATTTTCTTCTGTGTACCTTGCTGTTTCTGCCCTGTAGTATCTCTCTTTTACAAAAGCCACAATCTGACCAGCCTTTGGATCAGACATTTCACCTTGTGGTATGTCCTCCATAGAGGAAGACTCCTCCATATCCATAATCATTTCTTCTGTTGTTTCTACCATATTAATATCCAAAAACTTGATCTGATACTTGGAATCCTGTCTTTGTTACAGAAGGATCAAAATCAAATATATTACTTCTAGGTCTTGTCATTATTCCATACCTTAATGCATCATAAAGGTGGTCTTCTGAATTTGTGTCTACATCTTCTGGGTTATTTTTATCAAGAGGTAGGGCAGGTAATTGAGAAATGGTATTAGTGCAACTGTTAAAAAATACCAGCCTTGACTCCTCTGTAAACTCATCAATTTGTAATCTTCTGTGTATTTCATTTTTACCTGCAACCCTTGATCCCCTAGACCTGTCTGATGGCCTCCATCTGCAACCCTTCATAATCATCTGCTCTGCAAGACTAGGACCAGTATCACCACGATTATGCCACAAAGAAGAGTCAAGAACTCCATACCGCATTTTCTCTCCTTCTTCTGCCTCTAGTATCATCTCAGCTAAATCAGTAGCTATAACCTTGGAAACATACATTTCTCTATATACTATAAGCTGTTCAGAGGGTGTTACAGCAAACCAGAGAACTCCAGTATGTGATCCATAACCATAGTCACAAGCCCTAAACCTTACCCAACTATTAGGTATATCAAAGGGTTCTATTACGTGTTCCTTTCTATTAAATTCAGGAAAGGCAGCACCCTCTTGTATATCCCAATCACCTTCTAGTAATTGTCTTCTTTGATGTTCTGGTAAAGATAAAAGGTTGGCTTCGTACATACCATCCTCTGCCAGATACGGATTATCGAAGAGGGTGGCTGGTATAAATTTTCTTTTAAACAGAGGCTCACCCTCTCTACTATGACCCTTGGGCCAAGTAATAGTATTTCCTGTGTCTATGTCTGTTGCCCAAAAACTTTTATTATGTGGTGAAGGATCAATAAAAGTTTTTTTAACCCATTGATGTCCTGGCCCCCCTGGGTTGGTGGTTGCCCTCATGTATAAAGGTAAACCACTATCTTTTGAAGATCTCAGCCTTGATCTCATATAGTTCCAAGGATAAGGAGTAGGCCACTGTGTAAGTTCATCAAATCCAATCCAGTTAAATGCTTGTCCTTGATAACGCATAACATCATCATCACGATCTAGGTAGGACATCCAGAGAGTAGCTCCACTAGGGGCTACCCAGGTCTTGTCTCTTTCCATAAACTTAATTCCAGGGACTGCCTTGGGATATAAGTCCTTTGATATAGAAATAAGTTCTCTTAATTCTTCTGTACTTCTACGTACAATCAACATACTGGCTTGGGAATTATTAAAGTACCTAATAGGATCAACGACTAAGCTATATGACTTACCTCCTCCAGCACTACCCCCATATAATACTTCTTGTTCTGTTGCAGAAAGAAAAGAAGTTTGTGGGCCAGGATTAGGTTGAAAAATTATTTTTTGCTTTGGTTCTTCAACCTCTTCAATAAATTCCTTGGTTACTTGCGCCTTGGATTCTTTGGATGTCTTCCTCGATTTTTTTCGCCTTGTCCCTCGCCTCTTTGTACCGCTTGGCATAGTGGCGTTGGTTTGCAAGATCTCTCTTAAGTCTCGACTCACGATTTACTCTTTCATTCAAAGCTATCCAACTAATTTTTCTTCCAGATTGAGTAGTCAACCAGTTTGCTACATCTCTGTAACTGTATCTTTTAAGATGTTGTTTAGCCTGTTCGTATAATTCTAGTTCAGATTGTATTGGTAAGAGTATGTCTTTATCGTCTGGGTCTTGTTTGTAGCCAAATGGTACAACCCTACCAACTCTAACAACAGGATACCAAACTCTCTTTCCGCTTACTATGTCTGGTTTTGG